CTTCTCTTGCTTCAGCTTCTTCGATTATTTCTTTAGAATCTGGCAAGTTTAATAAATCTTCTAACTTTTTTGTCATTGTAGCTTCCATTATATGCTACTATTATTTATCTAATATTTTTTATTAATAATATTTAAGATTTCTTGTGCTTTTAATTTATTAGGTTCACGTCCTGCATGTGCTAAATCTCTTGCAGTTGCTATTTTGTTATTGGCAAATATATTATTTACATGTACAAATTTTATATTATTAGTATCACATATATTTTTTATTGCTAATAAGTTTTTTTGATAATTTAATTCGCTATTTAAATCTACAGATAACCAACTTTTATAAAAACTAGTATAAGGCTTCGGCATATCATTTCCAAGCATTTGTATTAATTTATCAAAATGAAATAACTCAAATCTTTCTTTTTGTGGTTGCATTAATACTGTTATTTTAGGTTTTAGTTTTGGTAACCAATAATATGCAAATCTAAAACATGTATCAGAACATCCGCCATTTAATCCAAGATTAAAACATTTGTAGCCTAATTGTTTGCTTACAATGTGTGCAGCCGTGCTAGGAAGATCTAAACCTGTTCCTAAAATATGACTACATCCTAAAAATACAATAGAATTACCTTCAGAGTCAAATTCTTCTGATCTAAAACCATTTGAATTAAACTTATATTCTATTGAATTTTCATGCCATCCTAAACTTTTTAAAAGTTTAGCAGTTTTTTTATTACTCTTATGATAATTAAATAATTTTAAAGAGTCGTGTGTTACCCATTTTAAAGATTTGTTTTTAAGTTCTGGATATGCACAATAGAAATTGTCCATTATTTACGTTTGCCGTTATGGAATATATCTTGTTCAGTAACTATACGAAAATAAATACCTTTTTGTTTACACCATGCTCTTGCTGCTTCCCATTTAGCTTGATTTACAACATAATGCGCTCGGTTTGCTCTTGAGCGTCCTAATTTTTCTTTTAATGCTTGACTACTAGGTTTTACTTCTACAAGTTCAACACGCTGTCTGCCACCTTTGTCGGCATATACAATAAAAAAATCAGGAACATATATTGTATGTCTTCCAGTTAACGGATTTCTATAAGGTATACGAATTGCTTCTGAAGCCCATTGACTAACACTAGGATGTTCGTCACAAAACTTCATAAAAGTAAATTCCCAACCAGAACGATATGTAGGAGACTTGTTACCTACATATTTGTCAGGGTTTTTTAGATTGAATTTACCTTGTGCAAAATGTGCCATCTTAAATTACTATATTTCTTTGATCAAATAATTGTGTAGGTGTAGTGCCGTCTTTGAAACCTAACGCACTTGTTTTTGATCTATTGAAATTTAAGATTTGGGCTACAATGATACTTAGCTGTACATCAGTAACGCCTTTAAGAGTATCTAATAATTCCTGTACATTTAAGTTATCAATTTCTGCTTGTTGTAAAAGTACTGACGCAGTGTTAATTGCACTAGTTTTTTCAAATCCTCGTTTTAAAAAATATCCAATAACAGCATCAACTTCGCTAGGATTATAACTTATTTCTTTTTGGAAATAATTGTCAAAGAATTTTTTTGTAAGTTCTGCAGATTCTGCTGTTCTTAAATCTGAATTTGCCATCTTGATATCCTATAGTTTGTCTAGTGCATTGGACGCAACTTGTGATAATTTTGCATCACCTGATTGAATCTTATTAATAGCTTGGGCAGCGTATGATGCTCGTTGTCCTGCACTTGCACTGTTATACTCAGAAAGCGTTACATTTCCTAAACCGCCGCTATTAATTATTGCAGGCATAACTTGAGCCTGTGTTGCAGGATCGCTTAGACTATTTGCTATTGATTCAGCAGATAGTATTCTTGAATTAGATACATTTGTTGATGTTGAACTAGAAGATATGTTTTGTCCGTCTACTACAGGTATTTTATCTTGTGTTAACACATTTGTAATAACCCCGCCTAATATACCTACTCCAACTTCTTTTAAAATATTATTTGAACCTTTTGATTTATTTCCAAATGCTTTATTAAGTAATGCAGATGTGCCTAACCCAATAAGAGACGGAATTAATGAGCCTCCTCCTGTTCCGCTTAACAAAGAATTATCTATCATACCTAACGGACTCGGTTCTACATCGTAACCAACACCTGATTCAGCAAATCCTGGAGGTGTATCTCCTGCTACTGACCCGTTGCTATATAAAACACTTTCGTAAGCAACAGTCATTGATGCTTGATTAAAATCAGTACTTGAACTATCAACAAGTCCATGATCCCATGCACTTAGAAGTGGATTAACTAGTGTATATGCAAACCATTCTCTTCTAGCTAATTGATAAATTGTAATATATTTAAAAAATGGATTATACTTTTTATTGTTTAAACCGTAATTTGGAACTTTTGCAAAGTATTTGTCTCTAGCCTGATAAGCACCGTCTGTTCCACTGAGTGTTTTATTTCCATCTGCAAAATAATATTGATAATATTCTTGCAACATAGATCTAACAGCACCTAAATTGTCATCATGTAAACTTATTCTTACATCTTGGTAATCTAATCTAGTTTGTATATTCTTTTTTCTATTATATTGTTGTTTGTTTTCTACTGATGCTCTGAAGCTAGGTAAGTCTGCACTCTTTACCATAATTCCTAGTTCTTTTTGAAAATTAAAACTATTTGAAGTAGCGCCATTACCTACTTCGGGATTTGGTACAAACACCACATGATACATATATTGCGCTTTTGGCGCAAATGTAAAATTATTTTGGGTATAAATTTGATGAGCATGTCTAGCATCTCTCAAATGTGTACCTGATGTTAAATTAAATGTAAAAAGGTCCTTTAAACTCATAATAATATTTATCTGTTCTGTAAAGTGTGTAGATAATAAAAAAGCGAGAGCTAATAAAAGCCCTCGCTTTGTTGTTTAAAATACCAATCCTAAAAAGTATTAGCCAGTAACTGTAGTACCGCCAATTGCAGCAACAGTTGCTCTTGCTACTGATTCGCCAATACCTTCGAATGCATCATCTGCACCAAATTGGATAGCATTATCATAACGTATAGTTAATGCTACTGTAACTGCATCACTTGTAGCATATGCTAGTGTGTTGTAGTTAGCTGACTCAATATAGCATCCAACTAATTGGAAACGGTCAATTACGTTTGCACCTTCTGCACCGTTACCACCATCTAGAATTTCAATTCTAGTTTGGAACTTGTAAGACCCACTTGATACTGCACTTGACTGTTCGAAGAAATCGAATTGTCTTTGTAGTTGCTGTCCAACAATTTTTTGTACATTGTTGTTTGCATCTTCACGCAATGTAAGTGTGATTGGTTCCCAAGTATGCTTACCTGCAAGATATGTTCTTGAGTTGTAAGCGTCGATTGTCATTTGTTCAAAAGTTAGGTTTGGACGAGTTACGTCTACAACCTGTCTTGAAATTTCTCTAGTTCCATCAGGACCACCAGTTGTACCAAAGTTGTCAAGTAGCACTCTAAAGCGATACTGTAGTTTTGGCATTAATAGCGAACTGTTAGAACCACCACCTTCTGTAGGTATACTAATATTTTGTAATGTTGTGATTGGCATTTTTTAATCTCCTATACACATGTATTTATGCTATAATGAGTGGAGTGTTTCATCCACTCATTAAGTGCGCATATTAACCTAGTGCTGCAATCTCTCCTGTGTTCTTGATACGCAATGGAATGTAAATAAATTCAATTGCTTTAACTGGCTCAATTGCAATATCGATCCAAAGCTCATTACGGTCAATTCTACTTGGTGTGTTGTTTGATTCATCACACACAACTAGGAAGTCGTATAGTGCTCTTAGAGCTACAAGTTCTAGCAATAGTGCGTCAGCTGCTGCTTTGATTTGATCACGTGTGATCTTATCATTTGGTTCAAACAAGTATGGTTTTGCTAGTAGTTCTAGCTGACCACGTAAGTAAACAACCAAACGTGCAACATTGACTCTGTCTAATGCACTTGCATTTCTTGCACGAGTTTTTTGTCCAAATACAGTTAACCCTGCTCCACTTAAGAATGTAATTGGGTTAATGCTGTTGCTATACAACGTATCACGCTGTCCAGTGTTTAGTGCTACTGAAACAAATTCGCCTTCTGAGTTAATGTAACCAGATGCTGTTGCGTTTGTAACACCGCCACGTCTTGTACCTGCTGGAGCAAACCAGGGGAATGCCACTTGGTCGTTAAGTACAATAGTGCGTAGTGCCATGTAGCTTGGTGGAACAACAATGTTGTTACCAAAGTTATCACTTGTATAACCTGCACCATAATACATTGCCATGTACTCATCAAAGCTAACTGCACCGTTGTCGTTATCTTCAACTGCTAGTCTAACGTTAGTTGCCCACTCATTTAATGAAGTTGCATCTGGTGTTAAACGGAATGGTGTATCACCTACAACAAATGCTGTTAAACGTCTATCGTAGTTTAGTGTAATCATTTCACCGATTAGTTCTGGATAACCTGGTGTAGCAATCAAGTTAAACTGACGTGATTCTTCGTCACGAATGTCTTGGTTACTATTTACAGTTGCTTGTAATGCCTGTACTACTGATTTACGTTGTGCATGACGTCCAAATGTACCTGAACCGTCTTCATTGTTTCCTGAGTCAGTAACCCAACGGTGTGGATATTCTCCATCCATTGCTGCATCGTTTTGACGAATGTTGTCGCCGTCAACGTCTACATAGTTACGCTCAAAACGCTTAACGTTAAATCCGCTTCTACGTAGGTTCCATAGCAACATACCTTTTGGATATAGTGCTGGATCTGGAGCATCGAAGTCTAAGTAATCACTTACTAGTAGTTCTTCAATAGTTGCATCTGGCGCAACTGATGTTGTACCGCCTGAATCACCTGCTCTTGCATCTGCAAACAAAATACCATTTTCTGTAGTTTGGTCTGTTTTGTCTAGTAATACCCAATTACCTAAGTCTGCATTGTATCTGTAGACTGCTGGATAATCTTCAACATCTGCTGTGCTAACCCAAATATCGCCTGTAACAAATGCTAATGCACCGTCTGGACGTTCTGTAGGCTGTGTAGCACTTACAATTGGACCGCCTGTATCAGTGCCTGTATAAGGACTTGCTACATCGCTACCATTGCCGCTAGGATTAGAACCATCATATGCTAGTCCAACCCAGCTATCGCCGTTGTGTACTAGAATGTCTACTTCATCTACTACTGAATTATACCATAAACGACCATGAGCTGCAAGACTTAACGGCTCGTCTTCTGCTGCTGTGTATGTTAGTGGTTTCCAGTTTGAAGCAGTGTATTCTGCTGGAATTGTAGTATTGTCTGTACCGGCTGTAAAATATAAGTTAGCTGTATCATCTGTAAAGCCTGCTGTTGTTAAGCCGCCAGTTGTGTCAACTACTCTAATTTCACCGCCTAGTTTGTGACTAATTACCACACGGTTTTGTGAATCAACTAGTGCTACT